GCTACTGCGTAAGTTGTTCCAGCGCCTACAACAAACCTGTCCCGCAAGTCAGGAGTACTGCTTGTTCCATCGCATATTACCCAGCCGCTAGGGATCGATGCAATCGACCCGCTCCACATAATAATGCCGCCAGACGGGAATGAAGCAGGTAACGCTGTGGATGCCCATGAAGTGCCGTTACTAGACAAAACATTACCAGAGGTACTCGGCGCAATCAAAGTAACCGCAGAAGTTCCGTTTCCGATTAACACCGAGTTAGCTGTAAGAGTAGCTGCGCCCGTGCCCCCACTTGCTACCGGGGTAACGCCTGCGGTCGATATAGAGGATGCAAAAACAAAGTCAGAACCATTCCATGCTACTGTTGCAGAAGTCCCATTGGCTATCGTTAAGCCCGTTGTAGGACCCGCGCCGCGAATAACTACTGCAAAGCCTCCAGAGGTACTATTTACAACAACGTAGGTTTTGCTTTGTGCAGGGGCTGTGATGTATCGAAGTGCCGTCCGTGCGCCTGTGCATAGAAGCACCGCCTGCCGCGCTTGGTTGGTAGCTAGGGTTGTGGTTGTCAGCGTAACGTCTGCATCAGTAGTAAGTGTAGTGGTACCCGCTACAGCGGTATCCAGCAAAGACGTTAACGAGTTATTGACCGTATCGCCCCATGTACCGGACAACTCGCCTGATACTGGGAGGGCTAGGCCCAAAAGTGATGTTGCTGCAGTAGTCATGAGACTTCCTTATGTGGTGCTTATATTGTACCGGTGTCAATGGTTTTTGTGAACTTAGCCAACAGTGGGCGAGTGTCGTGATCCCAAGGGTGGTACCCCGGTTTCATAAACGCAATCCAAGGTAAAAATGTAGAGTAAACCATGCCTCTGCGCCCAAAGAGGAAACTCATTCCGTCCCGCAGGGTGCGCCACTTCCAAAGTTGCTTGTCGTGCATTAAGAGCTTACAGGTGATACGCAGTACACGACCGTTAAATATGCCTGCAACAAGGAACAATCCAACCGTCCTAAGCAAAAACTCATTAAACCCAAGGCGGCCCTTCATGTCGTACCACATATCTAGGGCTACGCCCTTATGTTCAATTTCTTCTATACCGTGCCACTGCCACGCTTGTCGGAAGTGTGGGTGCATCTCTGCAAGGAGGTCGGGACGAGCAAGTAAAAACTGGAAGAACACCGCAGCATTGTGCTCGGCAAGGGTAATGATCGCCATCCAAAGGCGCTTGGGGATCAGTTTCAGCCGCCGCTGCATGTTAGCCCCGTTACGGGCATCAATCTCTGTAGCCGGTAAGCCGATCTTTGTAAGCCACTCGTTGTACTTCTCGTGGGAATGGGAGTGCCAATGCTCCTGTGCTACCAGCATTTTTGACTGCTCAAGTATCTTTGGGTCTGACACAAAGGGCTGAAAGTCTTTAATTACGTGAAGCAGTGCGCGTTCGCCTGACGGGATTAAAGCGCCAAATGCGTTCATAAAATGAGTCTTAAACGGGCTTCCGCCAAACCAATAGCGTGGTAGCTCCTGATCCCAATCTTGTTTCATTGGCACAGACTCAAACTCGAATTTTTTCATATAAACCTTTTAAGTAGTTCTTAAACCTGTACAGCACGATTAGCATCGAAATTAACATACGTTACATAGCCCGTGCAGTGAACATAACTACGCGACAGGCACCCTGCGCCCGCAAAACACCTTGGTTATTCTCGACTGCGAACACCATATCGGATGTGCAAGGGGTGTCGTTCACCGTGTACGCAGACCCAAAGACATACGCCAAGTACCCTACAGGGAGCGCCAATGCGCCTCCAGCGCCTAAGTCTTGCGTCACGTATGACACCGTGTAGTTCGGGTACGGCTGGATGCAAACAAACTGGGTGTCGTCCACTAAGCCCACAGTGGAGAACTTCGTCTTGCCCAATGCTGGAGGGCCGGGGAATACACGCCCAATTTCGCTTGTCTCTACAGGTTGCTCGTCCGTATCAGGGAACGACATTCGGATTCCACCCTTTACCAGCATGGTCTTAATGCGGTTGTTCTCCAATGTCATTGGTGCGCTCAGTGCAGTCTCACTGGGTTCATTTGCGTACTCAAACACGGAGATAACCGAGTCAAAGTTCAGCTTTGGATACTGTTGTCGGTTTTTAAATAGACGTGCCATGACTTACAGTGTTGTTACGGGGGTTGTTGGTTGTGGGTTATTTGTATCTAAACTAGCATTTGTAGTTACTACTACAGGTTCAACTGGCGGCGCTGCGGGTGTCAACTCCTGCCCAACAAGTCCTGTAATGTCAGATAACGATGTGTCAATCGCCGGGTTTAGCACTGCTTCTTGTGCTGCAAACCATTCCCACGGGGCTTGGGTCGAAATAAATTTTGCAAGGGCATCCCCTGTGGGGGCGGGGACCGGTAAATCAATTGAGTAATCAGTTCGACCTCGGCGTATAACGCCATCAAGCACATCAGTTGCCATCATTTGTTCTGTGATTAGGTCAGTGTAGAACCGCACAACGATTGAATGCTCGTTTGTGTTTACTTCGATAATTTTGTATCTTAGATTCATGACGCTGTTCCGTTCCTTGTTCCAAAATTAATCCATGTTACGTTTGAGTTGCCTGAAATGTAAGCACCCCTAGCACCCGCTGCGCCAGTTGCTCCCGCAGAACCCGCTGCGCCTCCAGCACCGCCAGCGCCGGGAGATACACCAGCGGCGGTACTACCACTGCCGCTGCTACCCGCCACTCCAGAAGCACCTCCAGCACCTCCAGCACCAGCGTTCGTACCACCAGCACCGCCAGCAGTCGCCGCACCAGTAGCAACGCTGTACCCCCTTCCGCCGGTTCCACCAGTGGTGTTAACTAAGTTTTTAATATCACCTGAAGCACTACCAGCACCGCCACCGCCACCGCCACCTGACCGAGTTCCAGCAGCGCCGCCTGTGCCCCCAGTGCCGCCTGTACCGCCTGAAATAGTACTTAGGTTATTGATAGAAACAGCAACAGAAGCTAGGATAGCAAGACCGCCTGTGCCCCCAGTGCCGCCTGTACCGCCATTACCAGCCGCTCCTCCGGCAGAACCCGGACTTCCGGTTCCGGGACTTAGCCCTGTGCCGCCAGCGCCGCCGTTACCAGCAGCGCCGTTTGTTCCCGCTGTACCTGTCGTTCCTGTTGATCCAGTAAAGCCTTGGATTAACCCACTGTTTACCAGCGTTACGCCGCCGGGGAATGAGCCGTCAATTGTTAACGCCGTGCTAGACCCTGTACCACTGATTGTGTTTGCTGCGGGAACCGTCGCAACTACTTTGGCTGTCCCACCCCACCCTGCTGCTAGAGCCTGCGTCCGTAGGTTTAAGTTCGACCCAGTAGTTAGGTTGAAATTAAAGTCAGGTATGCCACCTGTCAGAAGGAAGTTTTTAGCAGCAAACATTATGGGGTATACCCTTGGGCAATTGAACCGTACCAGTTTGTACCATCAGCAATAAAGGTCAAAATGTCCATCTTGCCAGCAGTCGCAGTAATTGTTGGAGTGCCAGCAACACCAAACTTCACGCCGGTAAATGTCGCTGTACCGTTACCTGTAGTCGCTGCTTGTTTTAGTAGCAACACAAAAGACTTACCCGCCACGTTTGTTGGCATCGTGAATGTGCAAGCTGTGGATGCTGTTAAGGTCGCCGTTTGCACCGTTCCGTTGGTCAACGCAATAGTGGAAGAGCTTGTAACCGTGCCAATTGCAACTACACTTTCAACATAGTCTGTAACCGTTGGGTTGGTAAGGGTCTTGTTGGAGAGCGTCTCTGTGCCGGTGTAAGTAACAATCGAAGCCCCCGCCAAAGTGGTTGCTCCTGTGCCGCCTGAACTAATTGCAAGCGTAGCGGAAAGCCCCGCAGCAGTGCCAGAGGTATTTTGATTAAACGTGGGGAATGTAAATGTGCCTGTGCTGAAATCACCTGAGACTGGCGTTCCTAATGCGGGGGTTACTAAGGTCGGGCTTGTCGATAAAACAACACTTCCTGTGCCTGTAGAAGTTGTTACCCCTGTACCACCAGAAGCAACGGCTAAAGTAGCAGATAAACCTGCGGCAGTGCCAGAAGTGTTTTGGTTAAACGTGGGAAATGTAAATGTTCCAGTGCTAAAGTTACCAGAAGTAGGCGTACCCAGTGCTGGAGTTACTAGGGTAGGACTTGTGGCTAACACCACCGCACCCGAACCTGTAGACGTTGTGGCTCCTGTACCACCATTGGCAACGGGAAGGGTTCCGCTTACATGGGTATCTAGCCCAATCTTTCCATAGCTAGGGGCAGAAGCAACACCGCCAGAGATCAGTGCATTACCAACGGCTACGTCGGCGAGTTTAGCCAGTGATGTCGTGGTGTCTGCATACAGAAGGTCACCTACCGCGTAGGAAGAGATGCCAGTTCCCCCGTATACAGCCCCAATTGCAGTTGCAGTCCAAGTACCAGCGGTCAGAGTTCCAACCTCGGTAACGCCTGTGTAGCTACCAGTCAGCCGCCCAGTTGGGAGGGTTCCCGAAGTGATGTTCGATGCGTTGGTTGTATCCGTTGTAGCTGAGGCAGCAAGACCAGAGACTGCAGCGGATGAGATGGCAATAGCTGTGTTAGAAGCCGATGTGATCTGCCCTTGAGCGTTTACAGCTATTGTGGGTACTGAGTTTGCAAGTCCGTAAGAACCTGCCGTTACAGCAGTGTTTGTAATGCTGAAGGTAGTACCGGCTAGTGTTAGCCCTGTTCCTGCACTATAAATTTGCGCGGAGCTAATTTGCACAAACGTGATGTTGGTTGTGCCAAAAACAATGACACCTTGCGTGTTACAGGTGTAGGTTTCACCAGAGCCAGTTGCGCCTTGCTGTACAAAGAATGTAGAGCCTTCGCTCAATGTGGTTGGCCCGACAAAGCCGTATGTATTAGTATCAGAAGAACGAGTTAACACCCAATTTGTTGAACCAGAACCCACGCTTGTAACAACATAAACGCCGTTTTGAGTGGCGTTTGTTTGTGTGTAAATCAGCACACGGTCACTGACTGAAAGAGTGATTCCATCAAGTACCAAGGCGGCTTGCGCGCCTGCGTTGGTCAATGTAGCGCCAACACCATCTCCAGCGCCGCCCGGTTGGTTGTAGGTTGCGGTCAGCGGAGTTGGCGACTCAACACGCACTGGCGTATGGAAGTGAATACCAGACGATGCAATGGTGTCAACGTAGGTCTTGTTTACCAGATCGTTGCCCACAGAAGGCGCGGTTGTTATGGTACCCGCCGTCAATGTAGCTGTCGTAGCGTTAAGAGCGTTAAATGTGTTCTGTACGGGGTATGAACCGGCGGAGTCCAAGTAAACAGAACGCTCTGCTGGGTAGGTTACAAATACATCTTTTGTACCAACAGAAAAATTTACTAACGATCCGCCGTTGCTCGAAGACAGAACTGTATCGCGGGATAAGGTGCTACCAGAGGCGGTATATGTCCCAATGCCAACTTCAAACTCTGAGCCAGTGGTGCTTGAAATGGTGTAGTAGGTGGTGTTACCGTTACCAATAACACTGAAACTTTGATAACCAACAGCGGCTGAACCTAGCGAAATAGTGCCTGTGCCGGTGGTGGAGGTACTTACCTTTACCCTGTCTTTTACTACGAGCGCCATATAAATCCCTTATGTTTTAGCCTTAATTACCTGCCATGTAACAGTTTGCGCTGTCACTATTACTCCCCATGTAGGAGTCTGGACGGTATTTGCTACCTGCCACGCAGCAGTTTGTGCATCGTCTATAACTTCCCAAGGGGCCAGCCCACGTACATTATCGTTAGCAGATACAGCTTCTTGCAAGCTTGTTTGGAGCGTTGATGTAGCAATAGGTGTATCTATCCCGCTAACAACCTCGGCTGCTGCTGCAGAGAATGTAGAAGCCGCCACGCTAGGCGTATCAACACCAGACACAGCCTCGTTATAAAGCGGAGCAAAATCAGCTTGGCTACTTACTGTCTCTATTACTGATCCCGCCTCAGTTACTACTGAGTTAAAGACTGGCGACACAACAGCGGTAGTGTCGGCTATTGATGCAGCGTCCGAATGATCGCCAATAAAAACAACAGAAGCGGCATTGGTTTCCGCCGCTGTTATCAACTCTTCTACACTACTAACAAAGCTGGATACCTCGTCAGATACCGACGCAAAGGGAGCGCTAGCAAATGGTCCAGAGCCAAACACTCGGAATCACTTTTAAGAAGCAGTCAGGCTGAACGTGTACACCACATTCAGGGTATCCCCAGATACAACTGCACGGTCGCCGGGGGACTGAAAATCTGCCTCTGAGAACAAGGTTCCTGATGTGCCGCTAGACACAGTACATAGGAATGCGCCTGCTACCGTACCGCCAGCACCAGAAATAGTAAAAGCTGAAGGAGATGCTGTATTGCTAATAACTGAGGGGTTCGCAGTGGTAGCTGTGCCAAAGGTAAGCGCCTTGCGAGCACCGCTGTAGTTTGTAAACTCAGTCCAACCACCATGAGAGGCTAGTGTGTCTGCAGCAGCGTAAGTTGTACCGGAACCGGGTCCTGTAACCAAGCCTAAATAAAGCGCAGCGGTGTAGCTGGAGCCTTTGAAGTACTGGGTGTTCATGTCTTGCAAACCAGTGTTGACAACTAGGTTGTGTGCAGCATCTTCCCACTTCAGATTTCCATCTTTATCGAAGCACTGGATGGTAAATACACCGCCGCCGCTGGCTTGCTGTACGGATTGCGTTCCTGCAACCATACCTGCGGTTACGGAATCTGTTGATTTTGCAACTTCATTGGACATAAAAACCCCTAATTTGAACTACGAATTAACGCAGAAGTAGCTGTGTTGGCTGGCATTGTGATGGTAAACGTGCCTGTGGATGTCTTATCTGAACCAAAATCCAACACCGCAATGGACTTATTTCCTTGGCTGGCATTGTAAATCAAGGCACACCGTGCTGTCACTGATGTTGACCAAGACGTATTGGCCCAGTTAACGTAGACCGTGTACCCAGAAGTATTAAGCGCGACACCTGTCATAGTGTTTCCGCCTGCTGTATAGCCTGACGCTACAACTTCACTAAGGGTGGTATATACCGTGGTAGTCTCATCAAGATTAGCGTTTGACGTGTACAGGGCAATCTTAATGGTGTCCGTCAGCAGGTTATGCACCGCTTGGTAAACCTCTGCTTTAAACGAAGTAGTCTGTGTTTGTACGATCATGTAACTGCCTGACGGTATTGACCACTACGATACGCATCCTGACGCTCAAGGCCATCGCCCAGTCGTTTAGCCAGCATTAACGCTTCCTTGTACTTGCCGTCGTAAAGGGCAACCATGTCGGCTTCACCCTTCATGTATGTGATTGCTTCCACCAACGACCCGTAGAGCAACACGGAATCAAAGTTGTCACCCAGCCAAGTAGTCAACGCAGTGGTGATGGACTCTGGGTAGTAGTAATAGTGAAGCTCCATGTAATACGCTGCATTGGGCGTTGGGCCTAGGATAAACGACAACTCATTTGTGGGTACTGGAGGAGTCCCTGCGGTTGTGGTAGGTCCAAACAATGCGTAGTACTTAGGTAATGCTGTGTCCGCTGGCGTTGGATACGCCTCACGAATAAAGTTAACATCTTTGTTAAGTAGAAACGTGTACGTTTCGGTGGCAGTCCCAAAGTTCTCAATCACCGACATGGAAAAAGGCGATAAAAAATCAGTGGGGCATGACAAGTACTTATTGCCGCTCGTGAGTACCCCAGTCACGTTTTTACGTAACGAGGGAAACTGAATGGTGTTGTAGATGCGCTGCTCTGCCTGCTGAATGAACGTATTCATATCCGCAGTTAGGAATGTGTTCTCCGTGTAATCGGAGATTGCAGTAACTAGAGCAGCGTAGTTCATACTTTATGCCATTGGGCCTCGTGCCATTAAACCTTTGGTAGCAGCTCCAGTACCACGGACTTTGATGCCAGAGGTTTTGGTTGGCTCATTACCAGCAGATTTGCTGATGCCGCCGATGCTTACATCGTAAGTGTCCAGCTTGCTACGGTTGGGTGTTTTTCCGGGATTATCGGAAATCACAAAAGGTTTACCAGCCATAGTGTGCGGTTGAGCATAGACGCTGGCATCGCCAATTTCTTTGCCCCTTACTTTTTTACTAAATGTTGCCATATTAGCCTCGCTTTTGGTTAGCTACTTTGGCTAGACCACGGCCTAGCTTCAGCATTTCTTCATTGGTCTTGCCGCCTTTGCTACCTTTTCCACCATGCTGAATGCCAACGGAAGGGCCGCTATCGCCAAGATTTTTGCCTTTGGTTTTACCTTTTACAGTAACGCCATCTGCAGCTTTTGTATATGCCATGATTAACTCCTATGAAACGCTTACTGTGACTATACCAACATTTGTCGTCGCAACCAAGTAGTTCGGTGTCAACGCAACGTCAAAAAAACTAGACCCCCCAACAGGGTTCCAACCCCATTGGATGTCCCTAGAACCACCGCTAAGAAACCCATCCGACATCGGGCCCGAAGTAACATATGTGGTATCCCTACGCGGGTTACGTACTGCTTGCGGGTCTTCTACTGGGTACATACCCAACTGCAACTGGGGCTGGTCAGGGTCCCAGCAACTTGCACAGACCAACAAGTTGTATATCTTCGTCTTCTTAATCTCTTTCCTTAGCTCG